TTACAAGTTCCACCACAAGTAATTGGAATTACAAAAGTTTTTAGATTTGATGGAAGTAATACTGTAACAAATAATATGTTCAGTATTAAATATCAAATGTTCTTAAATGACATTTATTATTTTGGATCAACAGAGGTATTGACATATGCAATGACAAAGAGATATCTTGAAGATATGGACTTTGCATTAAACACAGAAAAACAGATAAGATTTAATATGAGACAAGATAGATTGTATCTTGATATTGATTGGGGATCTGTTACTGTTGATGATTACTTAATTATTGACTGTTATAGACTTATAGATCCCGATGATTTTACTAGAGTTTATAACGATTCATTCTTGAAGAGATATCTGACTGCGTTGATTAAAAGACAATGGGGTCAAAATCTTATGAAGTTTCAGGGAGTTAAACTTCCTGGTGGAATAGAGTTAAATGGAAGACAGATATATGATGATGCAGAAAAAGAATTAGATAAGATTAAAGAGCAGATGTCTAATACGTATGAACTGCCACCTTTAGATATGATAGGATAAGGTTATGCTCAATCCATATTTTACACAAGGTACTACTGGTGAGCAAAATCTTGTTCAAGATTTAATTAATGAACAGTTGAGAATGTATGGGGTAGATATTTTTTATCTGCCTAGAAAGTATCTATCAGAGAATACTGTAATAAGAGAAGTAGTGCAGTCGAGATTTGACATGGCACTCCCTCTAGAAGCATACATTGACAATTATGATGAATATTCAGGTGCAGGAAATATATTATCCAAATTTGGTGTGCAATCTCAAGATGAAGTTAGATTGATTATCTCAAGAGAAAGATTTGAAAACTATATTACCCCACTAATACAAGATCAATCAAATATAAAACTATCAACTAGACCCAAGGGTGGTGATCTTATTTGGTTTCCTCTTGATGATAGAATTTATGAAATTAAAGATGTAGAGTATGCTAAACCATATTATCAATTACAGAATCTATATGTATATGAACTATATTGTGAACTGTTTAGACTTGAGGATGAAGTTATATCTACTGGTATTGAGGAAATAGATAATAATCTCATTGGAGAGAATTATGATGGTCTAACTGATGATGGAATTAATACCATTCAGGGACCAACTCAAACTCTTACTCTTGTTGGCGCTGCTTCTACTGCAACCGCAACAGCAGCGATATTTGATGGTGGTGTAAGATTCTTTACTGTTACGAACAGAGGTGGTGGTTACAGTAGTATACCTACCGTTGGCGTTTCATCTGCACCTGCGGGAGGAATAACTGCTGTGGGTGTGGCGACCATGATTGGCGGAATAAATGTTTGTAACTTTAATGTCAATCCAGGAGATCAATCTGTTCAGGCAGTAAATGTCGTTAAGTCTGGTGCAGGATACACTGTAGCGCCTTCTGTGACCTTTAGCGGGGGTGGAAAGGGTGGAGTAGGTGCAGCTGCCACAACAACCATAGGTGACGGTGTAGTTGGTATTATAACGGTGACCTCTGGTGGTGGCGGTTACGTGGAAAATCCATCAATTACATTTACAGGTGTATCTACTGTATCTGCGGCGGCAACAGCGATTGTAAGTGCTGCTGGAACTATATCAGCAATTCATATTACTAATGCTGGTCTTGGTTACACAGTTGCTCCCACCATTACGATTGGTTCTGCTGCTGCAGGTGGGTCTGGAACGTTTACATTTAACGAAATAGTTACTGGATCTGTAAGCGGAACTACAGGAAGAGTTAGAACTTGGAACTCCACAACAAATAATCTTGAACTAGGAACTGTAAACGGAGAGTTCTTGATTGGGGAAAATATTGTTGGTTCTACATCCGGTGCTTCATATGAACTTAGAGTAATTGATGTTCAACCTGTTGATGATGGATTTGCAGATAATATTAACATCGAAACAGAGGCAGATTCAATCTTAGACTTCTCAGAACAGAATCCATTTGGTATTCCCTAAATAAAAACACACAATTGTGTAAGGATTTGTAGGACTAAACTATGTTTGAGTATTTTTACAACGAAATTTTGAGGAGGACTATTGTATCGTTTGGTACACTTTTCAATAATATCACTATCAAAAAAAGTGATGGTGATGATAATGTATTCAGTGTTATAAAAGTCCCTCTGGCATATGGTCCTACACAAAAATTTCTTGCAAGACTTGAGCAGTCTCCTGACCTGAACAAACCCTTCGCAATCACTTTGCCAAGGATGTCTTTTGAGTTCACTGGTCTCACATATGATCCCTCTAGAAAAGTAACGACAACTCAGACTTTCACTGTCAAAGACCCTGATAGTGCGACGGACGTAAAAAAATCATTCATGCCTGTTCCCTACAACATGGCATTTGAGTTAAGCATCATGTCTAAATTAAATGATGATGCTCTTCAAATTGTAGAACAAATCCTTCCATTTTTCCAACCAGCATATAATGTTACAGTAGAGTTAGTTGAGTCAATTCAAGAAAAAAGAGATATTCCCGTAGTGTTAGAAAATATCACTATGTCCGATGAATATGAGGGTGATTTTACTTCTAGAAGAGTTCTACTTTACACCTTAAGATTTACTGCAAAAACATATCTGTTTGGTCCTGCCACGAAGGTCACAAAAGATATCATCAAAAAAGCAACTATCAGTTATCTTACCGGTTCAGATCCATCCGGTGCAGTCAGAGAGTATTCATATTCAGCAACCCCAAGAGCAATCAAAAATTATACTGGAGATGTTGCAACCACACTCTCAGATGATATTACGGCAAAAGTTACAAATATCGAAGTGGCAGATGCTAGTAGCCTAACTGCAGATTCATATATTGCTATTGGAGAGGAAGAACTCTATATCAAGTCTATCACCGGAAATAAACTGGTTGTAAGACGTGGAGAGGATAAGACAACAGCAACATCACATGTTAGAGGTGCAGAGGTTGGAAAGATAACTGCTGCTGATAACGCTCTCATCCAAGAGGGTGATGACTTTGGATTTGATGGGTCCTTCTGATGACTATGACAAAGAACTTCAATGATCTCAACGAGACCTTTAATACCTCGGATGACATCGTACAACCAGAAGTAATTGAACGCAGAATTGAAAAAGTAAAAGAGGGTGTAGATGATATTAAAAAAGATTATGAATACACTAGAGGCAATCTGTACTCAATTATCGAAAAGGGTCAAGAAGCATTAAACGGAGTTCTTGAACTTGCCCAAGAGAGTGAAATGCCAAGAGCATATGAGGTTGCAGGTCAGTTAATAAAAAATGTAGCTGATGCAACAGATAAGTTACTTGATCTTCAGAAAAAATTAAAAGACGTAGAAGCAGAGGAAAAGACCAAAGGACCATCAACTGTAAATAATGCTTTATTTGTTGGGTCTACAGCGGACCTAGCAAAAATGTTAAAAGATGGACTTAAAGAGGATCCTAAATAAAGTGAAGGGAGAGAAATCCCGAAGTATTAATTACTAATAAAATGTCAAAGGACTTACCCTCATATGAGGACTTTGATGGAGATAAAAATCTACCATCAGTTGAACAGTATATTACAGAAGAGAACGCAGAGGAACTCCCTTCTGTAGAAGACTATATTGAAGTAGAAGAAGAGACACAAACTATAGAAGATGTTGACGGAAATAGTTTTATAGAAGTAAAAGATATTGTTCCACCATTTCCAGAATTAATTCGTCTGATTAATGATGTTAGAGGAGAAATCCCTGACATTCCAGAGATAAAGTATTACGATAAAGAACTTGAGGATCTTGCTGAGCAGATCTCCCAACTTCCTGAGGTAAGATATTACGATAGAGAAGTAGAAGCAATATGTGAACAGATCGATCTGATAAGAGATCATGTTCAAAATCTCCCTGAGGTAAAATATTATGATGAGCAAGTAAACGTAATCGAAGATAGAATTGACTCTCTTCAGATTGATGTAGCAAACTTACCTGAAGTAAAATATTATGATGCAGAGATTGAAGCAATCTGTGAAGCAATTGACAAAGTAAAAGAATCAATTCCCACTTTTCCAAAATGGGTTAATGAGGTAAATGAAGTTCCTGACTTTTCTTGGATTGGAAAAACCTTTAGTGTTATTGATGACGACTTTGTAAAAGTAGGCGATAAAATTGAAGGTTTACGTGGAAAAGTTGAGTATGATCTGGAACAACTATCTGAAGATTTAGAGACAAAACATTTTAATAGCACAGTCAAAATTGATTCTGATATCAAAGATCTTGACAGCAAAGTAAATGTTCGTATTGACGAGGAAAAAGATAAGATCTGGAAAGAAATGAGATCTTCTTCCATGAAGATGTGGGAATATCACAAAGAGTTTAAGGATGATGATCGCAAACTCAAAAAACAAATTCTTGGTGAATATAATCAACTTAAGAATAAGATTAACAAAGAACTCAAAGAAATCAATTATACGAGTGTAAAAACTGATGAGTTACTTCTTAAATATTTTACTGAGTTAAAAGAGGAAATTTCTAGTCTTCCAGAAGTTAAGTATTATGATAATGATATTAATTATGTAAAGTCTGATATCAAGGGTCTCTATAAGATCATTGAGGATATAAAGTCTTCTCAAAAACAACTAAAAGAAGAGCAAGAACTCTTAGCAGAGACAAATGTTCCTCTTGGGATGGATCCCCCAGATACAAAAAATCCAGATCCACTAACTCCTATTGATCAGAACTTTGTCACCTTAGATCAGTTACAACTACACTACAAAAGATTTGTAGAAAGAGTACAATATCAACTAGGGTCTATCGGTGGCGGTGGAGCTGGATTTATAAAAGATCTAGATGATGTTGATATTTCTGGATTGCAAGATGGGTATATTCTAAAGTGGAATGACTCTTCAAACAAATGGAAAGTTGCTGCTAGCGGTGGAGTTGGAGCAGGTGGAACTTGGGCAAGTAATCCAGTTGGTATTCATACCACAAAAAACGTTGGTATCGCCACCACAGCAAGATCTGATTCTGCTTTATATGTTGAGGGTGATGCGACAATCACAGGCAATCTCAATATAAGTGGAGATTTGACCTATGATGAAGCAAGTGCTAGAAATTGGAATGTAACTGGTATAGCAACGGTAGGAGCAGCGTTCTACATGCCACAATATACAACCACTACTAGAGATAGTGCTACTAGTTCAGATACTTTAACAGAAGGTTCAATGATATACAATACAACAACCAAAAAAATGGAATTTTATGATGGGACATCCTGGCAGTCACTGCCTGGTATGACTCTTGGTCTCACCGTGGCATTAGACGGATAATATTATATAAATATATCTATGAACTCTTGCTAACATGAAGAAAAACGGCAAATGCCCAGCTGGGCAATACTACTGCTATACTGATAAGAAGTGTAAACCAATCCCCAAAGGATTTAAGGCAGTAGGTCGTGCTGGTTATCTCCGTAAGGAAAATGGTCACTCCGCAGAAGAGGAACCCAAAAATGGTAATGTTTCTAATGGCAATGGTAATGGCAATGGTGGTAATGGGAATGGGAGTGGCAATGGTGGATCCTCCTCGGGAATAAGTGAGGAAGGTCTTCGCGATTGGTTTGGCAAGTCTAAATCAAAAGGAGGAAAACCTGGTTGGGTTCAGGTAGTATCTGGGAAACCTTGTGCTAGACAACCTGGTCAGAAATCAACACCCAAGTGTGTTTCTTCCGCTAAGAGAGCAAGTATGAGTAAATCAGAAAGACTCTCTGCTCAAAGAAGAAAGAGGGCAGCTGATCCTGGTCAACCACAAAAGACTGGTGCAGCAAAACCCACATATGTATCAACTGACAAACCTAAGAAGAAAATGAGCGAATCTACAGATTTCATCACGCTACCTCTCAATGTTGAGATTCCAAACAACATTAGAGATTTTAACTTAGGATTAATGTTCCGTGAGAGTTTGGATATTAATAGTGGAATGCTGTTCATCTTTGATGAAGTTGCAGAGCAGTCATTTCATATGACAGAAACAAGAATTCCTCTTGATATTGCTTTTATAAAAGAGGATGGAACAATCGATAGCATCAAACAGTTAGAACCATTTGACGAGAGTCCAGTTGCTTCGGATGGAGAAGTACTGTGTGCGTTAGAAGTAAACCGTGGATGGTTCGCAGAAAATAATGTAGAAGTAGGTGACGAGATC